GGTTCTGGGGATGTGGTGTGTGCCAATTTTCCTTTTCATTGTGAGGTCAAGCGTTGTCAGCAGATCAAGCCGGAACAATGGATGGAGCAAGCCAAGGGCGACGCTCCAGATGGAAAGATCCCGGCGGTGTTTTTCCGGCGTAACGGAGAGAAGAAATGGCTGGCAATCATCGAGGCCGACGACCTTTGCGAGATCGCACGGCACATTGCCCCTCCCAATTTCACGGTCAATGTGGTGCATACCGCACCAGTTGCCACGACCGTAGCCCAAGGATTTGTGATGCCTTCAACCCCAATAAACCCAAACCAAACATAGAAAGGTAAAATACATGAGCCTAACCCTCAGTGAAACATCCAAAAACACGGAACGCCAGTTGCCCGAAGCCGGAGCGACCGTAGGCGTTCTATTCAGCCTCGTTGACGAGGGAACCCAAAAGGTATCCTGGGACGGCGAGGAAAAGTGGACTCCCAAGCTCCGCTTGGCCTTTGAGTTACCCGACCAGGTGATCGAAGGCGAGATTACGGAAAACGGCAAAACGACCAAGGTCACAAAGCCTATGGTTGTATCCATCGAACTAACCCGAAGCCTCGGAGAGCGTGCTACCTTGCGTAAGCACCTTGAGACTTGGCGGGGTCAGGCGTTCACCAGCAAGGAGCTTGCCAGCTTCAGCCTCAAGAACCTCTTGGGCAAGGCTTGCTTGCTGACCTTGGTTCACAAGACCAGCCAAGCCGGACGCAACTACTGCGCCATCCAAGGCATTGCCAAACTGCCGAAGTCGATGAAGGCTCCGGCCACCACCCAGAACAGCCAGGTCTTTTACGAGATCGAGCAGGGTGAGGGAGGTCAGTTCAGCGAACTGCCGGAATGGTTGCAGGAGAAGATCCGTTCCAGCAAGGAGTTCTCCGGTGTGTCTTCGACACCACAGACCAAAACTGCTGTAAGCACTGACGCGGACGGCAACGCAATGCCGTTCTAATCAAGTGGCTCTTACCCTAACCCAGAAAGAGCCTAGCCAATCCCGTCTGGTCCAAACGGACCAGGCGGGACATTGGTATACACAGGAAGGCGAGTCTGCCCACGTTGTCATAGGCAAAAACGGCAACGAGCGTAACACTACGGTTACGGACGCTCGCAAGATGGGATTACTCCCATCGGTTACGAGCGTTTTGAGCATTATGGACAAGCCTCAACTTACAGCATGGAAGGTTGAGCAGGGAATCATGTCCTCGCTTACCCTTCCGAAGGAGGATGGTGAAACACTCGAAGAATACGCAAGGCGGGTCGTCAAAGACTCGAAACAAGCAACAACCAAGGCGGCGGAACACGGAACCAGGATGCATGAATGTATGGAAAACATCCTTCTTGGAAGACCTGTATCCAGAGATGAAGAACTTGCTCCGTATATCAAGACGTTCACTCAGTGGGCTGAAAAGAATGTCGAAAAAACCTACTGGTGCGAAAAGGCACTGGTCGGTGCTGGTTACGCGGGGCGGTGCGATGCCTATGTGCGGTTGTCAGGAATTGGCGATGCCATCATTGACCTCAAAAACCGCAAGGTAAACCCCAAATACGACCCATTCTACGACACCGATTGCGCCCAGCTTTGGGCTTATCGGACGGCCAGCGACAACCCCAAGGCGGCTTGTGTTTCGGTTGTGCTGGCATCCAACGACCCGGAAAAGCTGGTCACGCACCACTGGCCTGAGGAGGAGTTGATTGAGGCCGGAATCGCCTTCAATGCCATGCTCAAGGTCTGGGCGTGGTCAAAGAAGTACAACCCACCCGGAATGAAGCTATGAAACCACCCACCATCGAAGAACTTGGAAAAGCCGCCGAGGAGATAACGTGGCGCGTTATGGGCAAAGGCTCGGAGAAATCAGCCTATGGGGAATGGTTTCATGTTGACAAACCAGTACACGATTATCATATAGGACGCGCTATGCGTCATTTGTCCACGGCTATGCTTCAGTTGCAGAAGTCAACTCCATGCCCGGACAACAACGGCGAAACGGCTGCGGATCACCTCGAAAGGGCGTTGGTGCGTGCGTTGTTCGCCTGGGCGCAAGTTAAAAAGGAACTACCAAGACTATGAAAAAAATACAGGACATAACCGTAACATTCATATGGGGAGGCAAGGAGGCCACGGCCTTTGCCGATGTGATCTACAAGACGCATCGGATCGACATCGGACCGCAAGGCCATCGGGAGCATTACATGGCCGACGTTCCATACGATATGGATCTTGTGAACCTTGAGGTTTTGATCGACGGAAACAAGATCAAGGACGACGACAACTTGCGTGAGTTTGCCTCCCAGCTTTTGCTGGAGGAGGCCGACTACCAGCTTTGCGAGATGGCATGAAGTCCTGCGTAGTCACACAAGCCCTGGGCGAGGAATGGGCTGAAGTATTAAAGATTACCAAGCCCCGCATGGAGGAATACTGCAAGCGAACCCAGCAGGATTTTATCGCCCTTGAGACACCCCTAGCTCATCCGGTGCAATACACCAAACTGGTTCTTGGCAACATCATGGCGACTAGGGGATATGACCAAGCGACCTTCCTAGATGCTGATGTGCTGGTTGCGATGGATTGCGAGGACATATCCAAGGTGGACGAGGAGTTTGACTTCCTTGCCTTCAATGAGGGCGAGTATCTTGACAGAAAGAAGGGCTTGGCTGAACTGGCAAAGGCTTACGGGGCGCAGACTGAGCCAAGATTCTATTTCAATACCGGCGTGTTTGTGATCCGTAAAAATGCAATCGGGGCATTGTCACAACCGCCCTTGGGGTTGTTTCCAAACCACTTTGCGGAGCAAACATGGCTCAATGTACAGCTTCACCTATGGAACACCAAGACGCTTGACCTTGATCCGGCTTACAACTGCATGACCAGCGTGGAGCAACACTTCGGGCTGGATCGGCACAAGGATGCCTTCATAATCCACTATGCCGGTCAGTCGGGCGACATGGCAAAGTTGAGGCAACAGATCAAGGACGACATCAAGAAGCTGGAGGAGGCCGGAAGATGACACCTGTCAAAGTCATACCCCACGGCGACAAGTGGAGGGTTGTCACGGCCTCGATGGAGAATCCGGTTGGTCCGCGCCTATGGGGAGCCGAGCCGCCAAACGGACTTCCACCGGCTGATGATATTTTCGACGACAAGCAGAACGCACTGGATGCGGCGAGGCTATGGAACGCTTATTCGGCCTGGGCCGAGGATCGTTCTGGAAAGAGGAAGAAATGGTCAAAGCTGAAGCGAACAAACTGACCCCGGAGGAGCGTATTCAGATGCTTGCCGGGGAGATTGCCATCCGAGCAATCTACGACATCCGGCTCCTTCAGCGCAGGAAGGTTATCATCGGAGACAAACTTGCCCCCAAGAAGAATCGACCCGGCCTCAAGGACTGCTGTTGTTACCGCGAGGAGGACAACATAAAGAATCTTATTGACGACTTTAGGAACGGAACCGTACTCTTTTGGTGCAGGATGGGTGGGGTTGAAATAGACCAATCAACCCTTAACCGCATGCTGAAAAGGAGCGAAGATGATGGACTACCTGAAGTTTTTTAGCGAGGTGTTTTTCCACGCCGTGCTGTTTGCCTTCCTAATCGGTGGCGGAATATCCCTGCTTATATTTGCCGGAAGTTTTATGTCCTGGCTTATAGCCAAATCCAGGGAGGAAAGGTCGCAATGGACGAATTGGGACAAATAAAATACCTAGGAGATCGCAAGGTCACGATGGTCGAAATGAAATTCGACATGGACGACAAGATGGCCGACAGGCTGGCTCACATCGGATTCAATAGGATCATGTACGAGCGGGATGAGCTTGCCAGCTATGCCATCAGGAAGCTATTGACTGAGTACATCGAAAGGAAGAACAAATGCAAACCGAAAAAGCCTTCAAGCAAAAGATCCTCACGGCGGTAACGATACCGCAAGTTCTTACCCGCTCGCAGTGCGAGATGATTATCTGCGATGCGGAGGTTATCGGGATGAAGCGTGCGCCGGTGTTGTCGAAGGACGGCACGCACGTTGTAAACCGCACCCGAACATGCTCGTCGTGCTGGATTCCAAAAGCACCCCACTTCCAGTGGCTTTACAGCTACCTGGCCGCCGTGGTTGACCAAGCCAACACGGAACATTACCGATTTGACATAATGGACATGCAACAGCTTCAGGTATTGAGGTATCGCCCCTTGCAAAAGTTCAAGTGGCATTTCGACACCTACGACGGCAGCGACCGCAAGCTGACTTGCGTCATTAACCTATCCCGGCCGGAGGAGTATGTCGGCGGCGGGTTGTGCGTGGATGGGGATTGGGAGGGCGTGGAGAAGTCAACCCATCAGGGGTCTGCCAACCTGTTCCCAACCTGGATGAAGCACAGAGCCAAAGCACCACTGTTAGGGACGCGCTGGGCGTTGGTGGCGTGGATCACGGGGCCACAATGGAAGTAGGCCCAACCGAGATGCTGATGTTCGCCATCGGCGTTGCTCTTTTGGCAATGTGGATGGACCGCAAATGACCTTCGCCGGAAATCTGCCACGCCACCAGTATGTAATGGTGGATCGCAAGTTCTGCTCGCAAGGTGCGGAGGAGGGGTGGGACGAAGCCGTATGGTTCGGGCTTTACTCCGTGCCTCACAGGGCTTGGGGATGCACGGTGATGCTCAAATGCGGAGCCTTGTATCGGGGTCTGCCGATCAATGCGTTGGCGTTTACCAACGGCGTTGGTGCGGATTGGGATCTTGCCGACGCGCAACGCTGGGATTGTTTCGGCTGGAACTTCACCACCATCGAGTACGACTACCTTCGGGAACTGGATTGCCAGGTGTGGATCGCTTCTCGCCAGACCTGGATGAAGGGGGCGTATATGTTCACCGCCGAGCCGTATGGGGATGGGTACAGCTTGGAGCCGAGCCAGACCAAGTCGCACCACTTCATTGAGCTTGCCAATGGACGGATTGCCTGCGTTCCGGGGAACAATGTTTTGTTCACGGAGGCTTCCTTTACCGGCAAGAAAACGCTTGCCAAACCGACATGGCTTAAGGTACAAACAAAGGTCTTCCATGCCGAAGAACAGGCGTTTGACGGCGTGGTAGGAGAGGAGACAGCATGACAAAAGAAAGAATAGATTGGCTGACCGATATTCTGGCGCGGGTGCGCCGGAGTCTTGCCAGCCATCGGGACAACATCAACCATGCCGAAGCCCACAAAGTCCGCGAGATTATTGCGGGGGTTGACGCTGCGGCATTACTTACAAAGGAAATAAAAGATGAACACACAAGAAGCACTGATAGCACAGGTACTTAACAGCAGGGTAACGGCGACCGAGGAGAACGTGAAACTTCTGGAGGCCAGGCTTGTGGCCGCCGTCCAGACCATCCAGGCGTTGCGACACGAAATAACCCTTGGCCGGATCGAAAGGACAAGGAACAACAAGGACTCCGCAGAGAAGATCGTCGCCGGAATCAGGGACGAGAAGGAGATAGTGGTTCCGCCGGAACTGATGGTCAGGAAGTCCAGGCGGGTCAATCGGGAGCCGGGCTTTGTCACAAAGCGGTGGGCTTTGTGGAAAGTCCAGTACGAGGCCGGATACACGGTTCACCAGATCGCAAGGGCGTGGAAGTGTTGCCGGACAAGCGTGGAACACGCAAGGGACATGGGCTTCATCCCCGGATATGATTCGAGGAAAAGCAAATGAAGTACCTATCCGTATGTTCGGGCATCGAGGCGGCCAGCGTTGCCTGGGAGCCTCTTGGATGGGAGCCGGTCGCATTTTCAGAAATCGAACCATTCCCAGCCGCCGTGCTGAAGCACCGGTGGCCGAAGGTTCAAAACCTAGGAGACATGACAAAGTATGAACAATGGAATATACCAAGCGGATCAGTTGACCTTCTGGTCGGAGGCACGCCCTGTCAATCTTTCAGCGTCGCAGGACTTAGGAAAGGACTGCACGACCCAAGAGGGGGACTCATGCTTACCTTTCTTGAAATCGCTAAAAGTCTCCGGCCTCGATGGGTTGTCTGGGAAAATGTCCCCGGTGTCCTGTCAAGCCACGGAGGAAGGGATTTTGGTTCCTTCCTCGGAGCGTTGGGGGAGTTGGGGTATGGGTGGGCATACAGGGTGCTGGACGCTCAATGGTTCGGAGTGGCCCAACGCCGTCGCCGTGTGTTCGTTGTCGGATGTCTTGGAGAC